TGATGAATCCAAGCGAGACACCATTACCGGGCGGGTTGGTGACGTAGATCGCGTTGGTACCACCATGACCGCTCGCGGCACTCGCCACGTCGTAGCCGCGCCGCACGCCCGAGTCATGCGTGTGCTGAACATAGTGCGAGTGGTTCTGCAGGTCGTGCAGGTGGTTGGTGTCGGTGGCGTTGACAGTGACGGCGTGGCCGTGCGCGGCCTGCGTGTGAGCGTGACTCGGCAGCGTGGAATCACGGTTGCCGCCCCTGGCTCCGAGCGTGCCCGCCACCGCGTCGCCCGCCGAGAAGCCAATCGCCACCCGTGCCCGACGATCGGGCACGTTGAAGTTGGCACCGGCTCCGCCGTGGCGGTAGCCGATGACGGCGAACAGGGCGGCGTAGGCGGGGTCGGTCGTCGACTTGCTGGCGCCGTCACAGAACGCCCAGCCTGAGGGCGCGATGTTCCCGGCGAACTCCCAAATCGTTCCGATCGGAATCACATTGCCGTCGACGTACGCCTTGGTGGCGGCGTGGTTGGGTGCAGTCGGCGCGCCCGGCAGCGTCAGCGGCCCGGTCATCGCCACCGAGCCATCACGGTTGATCAACTCCGAGCCGATATGGGACTCGATCGTGTTGAAGTTGAAGTCGACGTTGATCGCATCGGCCGGGGTGTTGTTGAGGATGTCCCTCAGCGGTGGCATCGCCGTCATGTCGTGAACCTCCGCATGTTGTACTTCAACACGATCGCGTCGACCGCCCAAGCGAGACCCTTCGTGTAATCCTCAGGCAAGAACTCCAACATCACGGCCCGTGCCCAGCCCAATGATCCGCCACGCGCTGCAGCGGCAGGTGCGGTCGGCCGCACGAGCACATCACCGATCGAACCGCCGCCGCCCCACAGGGTGCCGTCACCCCAATCGAACCCTCCACCCAGGGGGTCGGCAGCACCCAGCAGCCGCCAGAATGCTCCGCTCCCGGCAGGCGCATCGAAGACGTGGCTGCGTTGCACGGCATCACTGTCGTAGTTCCAGAACGTGTTCATGCGGATCGTGATGTTGCTCGGCGGCTTGCGCGTGATCACGCGTGGACGCAGCCACGACTTCTGCAGTTCCGGCCAGCCCGCGTGCTTCCACGACGTGCGGTAGTAGTTGCGGAAGCCGAGCGCTGTCGTGCCCGGCTTGAACACATCCGAGGCGAGCGTGGGCGACGCCATCCCACGCATGATCCCGGCATAGCCAGTGCAGCCACAGGTCACGAGCATCGGCAACTCAGTCCCCACGTCGGAGCGTTCGACGACGCAGGCGATCGTGCCCTTGGCAGGCTTGTAGCGAATCCAGGCGCCGTTGCCGACTTCGGGATCGAACAGCAGGATCGAACCGTGACTGCCGAACTCCGGGAGCGGATCGAACGGCGTCGAGCACAGCAGCCGCTTGTTCTGCCAGCCGAGCCACACGTCGTTGTCGACCGTGATCAAGTCCATCACGCGCTTGATCGGTTCGCTGATCAACACCGGGTCCTGACCGTGGTAGGCGTAGACGCCGTTGCGCGACGAGGCCGAGTAGAAGTACACCGCCTGGTCCGACTTGGTCACAGCCTGGATGCCGGGCGTGCCGATCGCAGTCGAGACCTTGATCAACTGCCACGAGTCGCGGTCGTAGCCGTACAAGGCCCACACCGAATCGACCTTGAAGATCAGCAGGTGATCGCGGAACGACTTCAAGGCCGTGATCCGCGAGCCACCCTGCAGGATGTCGATGTAGTCGTCCTTGGCCCAGTTCTCGGGCATGTCGGGGTGTGACCAACGCAGCCGGTTCGGGTACGTGTTGGCGCCCTCGATGGTGCTGGCGGCGAACATGTAGCCACCGTGAGCCTCTGCCAGATCGCAGGCCGGGAAGACACCTGCGTTGGGTACGTCATCGGTGTAGTTGTTGTCGTCGTTGGTACCGATCACCAGCTTCGCCAACAGCGTCGCCATGTTGCCTGCCGCTGGTAGGCCCGTCACCTTCGCCGCCTGGTTGGCCTTGCCGGTGGCGATGTAGACCGTGTCGCCCCACATCGCGAAGTCGGCCAGATGCGGCACAGCGTTGGCGGTGATCCCCATGTCGACGAAGTTCTGCCCCTGCTGGCAGGTCCAGACCTTGGTGCCGTTGGTGATGAACACCGCAAACGACCCGGTCGAGTACAGGTGCATCTCGGCGTTACGCGGCTTCCAGTTACTGTGCGTCGGGTCAGCGATCACATCGTTGGCGTTCCACCCAGCCCACCCGGCGCGCGTCACGATTCCGCCGCGCGTGTCCATGTTGATGTTCAACATGCCCGGCGACTCGTTGTCCTGCAGCATGAAATCGGTGTCGCGCATGTTGAGACCACCCGTGAAATCCAGGAGGTTCAACGGCTGAACGGTCACGGCGGCGTCAGCACCCAACTCGTCACCGGCTGCGGCACAGTCTCGATCGACCCGGCGTAGACGAGCGGCCGATGATGACGCGGCTCCATGATCACCTGGCGCGCCTGCTCGGCGTCGCGCATCCAGCGATCCATGTAGGAGGACTCCAACACTTCATCTTCCTGCTGGGCATAGGCCAGCGCGGTGGCGTAGTGGATCAGGCAGGTGTGCAGTCGAACGTCGCAGTCCGGCTCCTGGCTGGGCGTCAGCCACGTCTGCGGGTAGCGATAGCCACGCAGACGGTACGGGCGCGCCTCGTCGATCGCGGTGACGGCGGGGTACAGGTGGATCGTGCCACCCCACATCGCGAACTGCAGCGGATGATTGGTCCCGACCTGCTTGCCGTTGTAGTGGTCATCCGCGAACTCGGGCGCCACCTGCGTCAGCCGGAAGCCGTTGGTCAGGTCGTAGAGCGCCATCACCCCAGCCTGGTTGACGTTGACCGGGATAGTGATCGTCGTCGCCTGAGCGTCGATCGTCACGTCCCACGACTGTTCGAAGAACGGCCACTGTGTCTCGCCGTTGACCGTCCGCTCGTACGCCTGCTGCAAGAAGCTGTCGATCGTCGGATCGGGCAGATCGCCGGACGTGGTCTGCGTCTGGACATGGACGGCGGTGCGCAACTCGGTCAGGTTCATCCGAACAAGTCATCCTCTGTGACGGCGGGCGGATCAATCTCGTCGAGCGGAGCGATCGAGTCGATCGTTGCCTTCTCACGCTTCGGTCCGGGTGGACGGCCACGCTTGGGCTTGGGCGGCTCGGGTGAGTCCATGTCGACCGGCGTGGCGGCGGCGACACCCGCATACCGATTGGCAGGCGAGACCTGGCGACCACCGGTCTCATGGCTGAGCGCCTTGTCGCCCGCCTTCTGGCCGTAGTACTCGCCCTGCAGCATCTGCCCTTCGGCGCGCGTGGCGTTGACCGGACGTGCGTACGGGTTGTTCGGAAGCAGTTGTTCTGGCATGGCGCCATCCTCTCATGGAGGGGGAACCGGACGAGTTGGGTCGCCCGGTTCCCCCACGAGGGCTACGGCGCCTTGCTGATGCCTGTCAGCTTGAACAGGCGACGCCGGTTGTTCACGACAGCGTTGCCGAACGTGGTGATGAACGCCACGCTCGCGTCGAGCGCGTTGGCAGCAGTGGTGCCGAGACCGCCAGCACCGGAAGCGGGGGGACCGCCACCGGCAACACCCGCGGCCGTGCCGGGGTTCGAGCCACCGAGGTCGTCGGTGAAGCCCGAGTGCTGGAAGTTGCGATCGCGGTGGATCACGAGGCCGACGTAGTCGGAGTTGATCCCGAACATCGTCCCGGCCGGGCAGTCCGAGTCCCACATGATCGGAACGTTCTCGAACAGCAGGTTGCGGAAGCCGAGGTTGGCCTTGTTCGTGTCCGTGTAGCGGACCTGCGGGGTCAGCGTGGACTCGTAGAAGGCGTACGTCGCCGGGTCGGTGAAGATCGCATCGACCTCATCGCCACCGTTGTCGGACGTGGTCATCACCGCTGTCCGCATCGCGGTTTCGAGACCGGCCGCATCGACCGCTCCGACCGCTGCCACGTACGACTTCCACCACGCCTCGGTCGCCGGGTCGATGCCGCCGATCGCATCGGTGGCACTGATCAGGATCGTCAGCGGGTTGAAGTCGTTGGCAGGAACGGACGAGGCGTAGGTGCCGTACAGCATCCCGGAGAGCCGCTTGCGAAGCGTCTGCTCCGCCTGCTTGATCTTGGCGTCCATGACGTTGATGACCTGGCTCTTGCCGCTGTTCTGCGCCTTCTCCAACGCCGAGATAGCGATGGTTGCGAACAACTGCTTCCAGAAGTACTGCGCCGCGGTCACGGCGTTCGACGGCTTGACCGTGATCAGGTCCCACTCGCCGTACGAGTCAGCCTGACCTTCGTTGAACAGCAGGTGCTCAACGATCGAGTAACCACCGTCTTCGATACGGACACGTCCGTTCGAGAGCAGGTGTTCGAGCAGCGGGCGCTTGCGGAAGATGTTGTCCACCAGCTTGCCGTGCATGTTGTGCAACGTGGTCGAGAGAACCTCGTTCCAGATTGCTGGGGTATGGGAGGCGACTGCCATTCGGGTAGCCCTTTCGGGTCAGACCGATCAGCGTCGCCGTGCCTCGACTTCTTCGTAGGCCGCAGCGATCGCATCTCGGTAGTTCGAGTACTCGGCGTGCGCAGGCGCACCGGCCCCGCCGACCACTCCCGTCCCGTTGCCGATCAGCGCTGCGGCATTGGCTGCTGCCTGCTGCCGCTGTTCTTCCTCGGTCGCTCGCTGTTGCGCCGCTGTCTGCTGCGCCCCGTGCTGCCCCTGGAAAGCCATCGCTTGATACACCAACGGGAGGTAGTCGATCCCGAGATTCATCTGCATCGCGGTCCCGACTACGGCTCGGACTTGCTCGTCGTTCAACCCGTACGTCTGCTTCAACCCGAACACCGCGCGCTGTAGCTGCTCGTCGGCTTCGCGCTGTGCGAATCGCTGTTCGAGTGCCTCGCGTGCTTGGCGCTCGACCCACAACTCACGTTCCAGAGGATCATCGAACTCAGGCTCGGCCGATCCCTGCTCCACCGCCGCCTGCTGTTGCGCAGGTGTGAGGCGGAGGTATTCCTGCACGGACATCCCCGCATGATCAGCGAGAATCTGGACCGTGAGGCCAGGGTTGGCCTGCATCGCCTGGTGGAGTCGGATGGCATCTTCTGCCTGTCTCCGTTGCTCGGCCAGTTGCTGCGAATGCTGCGTGAACGCAGCCTGTCGTTGATACCCCTGCAGCGCTTCCTCGAACGGGACGGAGATTTCCTCGCCATCGACCTTGACCTTGACGTGCTTGGCACGCAGGTCGTCGGTGACTTCAAGGTACTCCGGTTCCGCTGACGGTGGCGGTGCTTCGGATTGCGGTGGCGGAGTCTCGACTTGTCCGCCCGATGCGGGGTCGCCCTCTACCGTCTGCCCCATCGGGGCGTTGGCATCGCTCACTGGATAGCCCTCCTTGGTGAACGATCGACATGATGCCAGAAATCAGGTACGTTCCGCCACCATGAGTGACACTCCCGAGGAAACCGAAGTCGAAGTCGGCCCCGACGACAACATCGAGGTCAGCGAAGCCAGCCAGCAACAGCGCGAACAGGACGATGTTGACGCTGCCAATGCGGCAGCCGAAGACGACGACGACTGATCAGTACGGCGCTGGCGGCGGGGCACCATTGCCCATCGCCATAGCCATCTCAGGTGGCAACTGCTCGGCGGGTGGCCCAACCGGTGGCCCACCCTGACCCTGCGCCATCATCTGCGCCAGCATGTCTGGCGTGAGTTCCTGTGGCATCCCCTGCGGAGGCGGTGCCCCCTGCTCCATCCCAGGTGGAGGGGCAGCGCCCTCCGGTCCACCAGGCGGCGGAGCAGGGGGCGGCGGCTGCTGAATGAAGCGCCCGGCGTCCTTGATGCCGAACCCCTTCTGCAGCAACTCCTGCGCGAGCGCAGGCATGTTCACGACCCCGGCTTGCATAAACGGCGTCATCGCATCAACGATCTGCATGGCCGACTGACGGCGGAAGGTCTCGTTGCGAGGTTCGGTTGAGCCACCCTGAACTTCGAAGTCGAACTTGCCGCGCACGCGGTCGGCATCGAAGTTGACCCACGCCTTGACCGGCATCGTCACCACGCGCGCGACCTGATCGCCAGTCGTGAACTGTTGCATCAGCCCGACGATGCGCTCGGCAATCTCGGCCAGCACGCCCTCGATCTTGGCGAGCCGATCCTGCGCCCGGCTGTTGGCCGAGTCCTGGATCATCGCCGCCTCGGTGGCGGTGCGCTTGATCTGTTGCTGCGGCGCGCCGCGCTGGTAGTCGCTGACGCCGGACACGCGATCCAGATCGTTGGCGATCATCGCGGACTGGTCGAAGAACTCGGGCGGTGTGATCACGACCGGCATCGGAGCGATCGAATCGGAAGGATTGCTGTCGCCCTGAACCGGGATCATCACGTTGTCGCGATCGGACTCCAACGCCTTCACGCCATCGGTGTCGAACCGATCGCGGGCATACACCCACGCGCGCCGGAACTTCTTGCGGTAGTTGAACATCTGCGTACGG